TATGCTTCAGGGAATTGTGTTAAGTGTGGGTGTAAAACCACTGCTTTACAGATGGCTAATAAGCCTTGTGAGGGAAACTGCTATCCTGAAATGCTGAACAGAAAGACCTGGAAGTTCTTCAGGGATACTAATTTTGTGGTACTGGCGGATTATAAATATTTTGTATTGTTGACATGACAAATTTTAATAGGAATATAGCTGATTTAGGTACTGTGAAACAGTACACAACAGTGGAAGCTGAGTATAAGGTAGTGTCTGACAGAATAGTGAAAAGTGTAAGTCCTTCCTGTGGTTGCACCATTGCCTTTTTTACGGATAAGAGTGTTACTTTGAAGTATAAGACAGGCTCAGTCCCTGCCCATCTGGGGTCTCATTACTTATCAACTAAGTTTGCCGTGGTGAAGTTTTCTGATGGTACTATGGAAAAGGTTTATCTGAATGTAATAATTACAAAGGTATGATTGAGTTAAATGAAAATGATTACAAAGAAGCTGCACAGTTGTTGAACTGTGAGGTAGCCGCCATCAAGGCTGTATCCAAAGTGGAAAGCAATGGGAGCAGTGTTGATAGTCAGGGTAGAATTAGAATTTTATTTGAAGGTCATGTGTTCTATGCTCTTACCAAAGGAAAGTATGGAGTTACTGACATAAGTTATCCTAAATGGACAAAAAAGTATTATGGTCTGCCACAGTATGACAGATTTAATAAGGCCTTCTCTCTGGATAAGTCTGCAGCTATGCAGTCCTGTTCCTGGGGTTTGTTTCAAATAATGGGTTTTAACTATGATAAGTGCGGATTCACTGAAGTTGGTTCTTTTGTTGATTTTATGAAAAAATCAGAGAAGAACCAGCTTCTTTGTTTCTGCAGGTTTGTAAAGTCCAGGGGACTGGATGATGAAATCAGAAACAGACAATGGGCTAAGTTTGCCTATGGGTATAATGGGTCAGGATATAAGCAGAATGCCTATGACACCAAACTGGAGAAGTGGTATAACTATTATAAAAAACAGGGATAATGGCATACCTATTCAGAGTGGAAGACAGGGTGGTAAAACCTAATGATGAAGTACTGCAGGTTCCCCCTTTCAATGAGATATGGGAGAGGGATAAATCTCCAAACAAGGAGATAGCTCTGCAGGAGTTTACCTTCATTGAGTTTATGACCTCTGCCCTTAAGACCAATCCTTACAGGGGATATTCTGAGGACAGAAAAGCAGAGGTTATAAAGAGGGATATAATCAGAATAGAGAAATGGGTTCCTGATATTCTGGTACTTAAAGGTATTGAAAAAGTAAAGGAATTTCAGCGGGAAGGTTCTGAGAGCTACTCACTATATCTCTCAGCATTAGTAGCCAAGAACAAATTACAGGATTTCTTCAATACTTTCAATATGAATAAGGTGAATATGAAAACAGGTGCTCCTATCTATAAGCCCCGTGATATTACAGCAGCCCTGCAGGATTTGGACAAAACCATTATCTCTCTTCAGAGTTTAGAGAAGAAGGTAGAGGATGATTTGTTTGAAACAGCGAAGATTAAAGGACAAAAGGAGGTCAGCATCTTTGCAGACCCCAACATATTAAACAGTTTAAGAAAGGAATAAAATTATGGCAAAGAATATAATGGAAGTATTGGGGTCAAAACAACAGAAATCCCTGCAGTCACTGGTGGAACTTTTATTCAAATCACAGGCAGAGGCACACCTCACACACATATTGCAGCGTAAAAAACTGTTGTGTGAGCACAGTGCCCTGGCTACTTACTATGATGATATTGATGGACTGATAGACAGCCTGGCGGAATTGTTGATGGCACATGACCTGATATCCAGCCTCTCCATCCCTGCCTGTATGGAAATAACAAATACAGAGACTTACTTTAAGGAGCTTTATGGTACAGTGGAAAAATACAGGACTTCTTTGAACGCCTACCCATTTCTTATCAGTAAGCTGGATGATATTCAGGAGTTAATTTCACAGACTATTTACCGCTTAAGATTTATTCAGTCTTAATGGCTTCTATTAGAAATAAGGATGGGATTTGGATAAATACGGAGGCTCTGCGTGAACCTGCTATTCACTTCACCAAGTATGGGTACTATTGTGCTGACCCCTGGGGTTCTCCTGCGTGGCTGGAATACTGGCAGGAGCAGCTTCGTAGGATTATTTATGGATATGAGAGCAGTGGAGTAAAGATTACAGGAGACCATTACTTCTATCTGAATTTTTGTCCCATTCAGCTTACAGAGAGAACGGAATCCAAGAGAGCCAGAAAGATTACCGATTTCCCCCACTTCTGGGATGGGGACTATGAGTTCTTTTGGGCCAGAGCCATTGCAAGAGATGGAATTGTGGAAAGTATGATACCCAGGGAGAAGCTGCATCTCTATGATAAGTTTACCAAAGAACAGTATCATAAGCGGGAGTTAATGTTGCTGGAAGGATTACATCTTAACAGTAAGATAGACGAGAATAGTTTAAGTGGTGGATATAATATGATTATAGGAAAATCCAGACGTAAGGGATATTCCTACAAGAATGCTGCCATCGGAGTAAAGAACTATATCACCCAGCCTGACAAACTCACCATTTATGGAGCCTATGAGAAGAAGTACTTATACCCAAAAGGTACTATGAGTATGGCTTCAAACTACATAAATTTTATTAATAACAATACAGCCTGGGCTATGCCCTCTGATTATATCAACAGGACAGACCACATCAAGGCTTCCTACAAGGAGTATAAGAATGGGATTGAACTGGAGAAGGGGTTTAAGTCGGAGATTATGGCTCTCACATTCAAGGATAATCCTGATGCTGCTCGTGGTAAGGATGCCCTGGATATCTTCTTTGAGGAAGCAGGGGCTTTTGGTACTCCAGAACTATTAAAGCAGAGTTATGCTGCCTCTGAAGATTGTGTGAAGGATGGGGACATCAAGACAGGGATGATTACCATATTCGGAACCAGCGGCGACATGGAGAGTGGTACTGCGGATTATGCCCACATGTTCTTCCACCCTGAGAAGTATGAATTGCTGCCTTTTATCAATATATTTGAACAGGATGATTTTGGGGGACAAAAGATAGGATTCTTTCATCCAGTGAACTGGAATATGCCAGGACACATGGACATTCAGGGAAACTCAGATAGCCAGAGTGCCATTGAGAGTGTACTTCGAGACAGGGCTTACCTGGAAGAAAAAGGAGCCACTGCCACGGATTTACAACGAAAGGCACAGGAAAAACCACTGAAACCCTCTGAGGCATTTGCCTACACCAATATCAATATCTTTCCCAAGAAAGAGCTGGAAATGCGGAAGAACTTCCTTATTGCCAATGACTTCGGCAAGCTGAAAGCCCAACCTGTAGTCTTATTCAGGGACACTGATACCAACAAGGTAAGGTCTGAACCTGACCTGAAAAAGAAACTGGAACCCATTACCACCTTTGCTTATGATGGTATCTCCAAGGAGGGGGCCGTGGTAATTTATGAACAGCCTATCCACAATGCTCCCAGGGGATTATATAAGATTGGGTATGACCCTGTTAGACAGGATGAGGGAACTTCTCTGGCTGCCATTATTGTATATAAGGGGGTGATGCAGGGAAGTTATACTAAGAATTGTATTGTAGCGGAGTATATAGGGAGAAAGGGAGAACCTGATGATATCCATGTGATTGCTGAATTATTGGCAGATTATTACAGTACCAAGGTAATGTATGAGAATGAGGTACCTGATGTAAAGACCTACTTCCAGCGTAGAAAATTGTTACATTTGTTGGATGTTCAACCTGATGCCGTTATTAGTAAGAATGTAAGAAAGTCCAAGGTATCTCGTGTATATGGATGTCACATGACACCACAACTGAAAGATGCAGGAGAAAGATACATAAAACAGTGGTTGGTAGAGGTAATTGATTTTGATGAGAATAATAATCCTATTACAAATCTGGATAAGATAAATTCACTGAGATTGATAGAGGAATTACTTATGTATAATAAGAAAGGAAATTTTGACTTAATATCTGCATTGATTATGTGTATGTTTCAGGTACAGGAAGAAGTACTGCATAAAGAGTATGCTCCAAAGGCTGAAAATATAAATGCAAAAAAATTAGTGGAGATGATGAGTGATATGTATAAAAAATAACTTATATTTGTATAAAATTTACAATTATGTCTGATACAAGGGAAATGTTCAACAATCAGCGAATTTCCAGGGCTGAAAAGGAGAAGAATGACAAGCAGTGGTACAAGGATAAAATACGGATACTGGATGCCCATTCTAATAAAACTGTTTATGGTTTTGATGGTATCTCGGAGTATCACAGAATGAAGGTAAACTATGATTTATTTAACAACATACTGGATACCAGGGATTTTGAATATATCTCCAAACCCTTTGGGGAAGAGGGGGGAGAACTCCCAGCCAAAATGACCAACAGGGATATCCTGTCAGGAAAGATTAAGGCTATCATAGGTATGGAACAACGCAGGGGATTTGACTACAAAATCTATGCAGTAAATCCAGATGCCACTACCCGCAGGGAACAGGAGGAGTTTGGGAAACTCAGGGAGTATGTGGTAAATAGTATTATGCTCCACATCAAACAGCAAATGGAACTGGAAGCCCAGCAACAGATACAGGAACAGGAATTGACACCACAGCAAAAACAGCAGATACAGCAACAATTGCAGGAGAGTCTGAAGGCAGCTACTCCAGATGAAGTAAAGCTTTATATGGAGAGGGAACATCAGGACCCAGCAGAAGCCATGTGTTCTCAGCTGCTGGAGTATTTATTACTCAAGACAGATGCTAAGCGGAAATTCAATAATGGTTGTGGTCATGCCACCAAAGCTGCCAAAGAGTTTTACTGGGTGGGGGAAGTGAATGGAGAACCTGATTTCAGAGTATGTAACCCTTTACGATGTAACTATGACAAATCCCCAGACCTGGAGTTTGTAGAAGATGGAGAATGGTTTACCTATGAATACAGAATGAACCCTTCAGAGGTTATTGCCTTTTTCGGGGATGAACTTACCAATGAAGAAATTGACAGAATATACAAGGATTTTACCACCTATGTGCAAACTCCTGATACTGCAGAAATGTTTGATTTTTCAAGACAATACATCAGGGAGGAAAGGCAGACAGTCAGGGTATTTCATGCTACCTGGAAGGCATTAAGGGAAATCAAGTTCCTGACCTATAAAGATGAAAACGGGGAAATACAGGAAACTATTGTGGATGAGAGCTATGTGCTTAATCCAGAGGCTGGGGACATAAGCATTACAAAGGAATGGATACCTGAAGTCTATGAAGGATATAAGATAGGAGCCGATATTCATAAGAAGATGAGGCCTGTACCTGGACAGTTCAAGGACATGGACAACCTGTACAAAGCAAAACTACCATACTACGGAGCTGTGTATGATGCCAGCAATTCCCTGCCCACATCCTTTATGGACAGAGGTAAGGTATGGCAGTACTATTATAATATTGTTATGTATCGTTTGGAGCTGATGATGGCTTCAGATAAGGGAAAAAAGGTACTGATGAATATCAATGCTATTCCCGATAGTGCTGGTATTGATATTAAGAAATTTCAATATTTTTTTGAAAGTTCTCCTTTTGGTTGGTTTAATCCCAACGAGGAAGGGGTGGATTATACAGATGTGAATACTATTGCCAAGGTACTAGATTTATCCATGGCTTCGGACATGGCAAAATATGTGGAACTGGCAGACAGGATTAAGAATGAATGTGGTGATGCCATGGGAATACCTAAGCAGGTGGAAGGTCAGATAGCCTCCTATGAAGCGGTG